CGTCCACGATGCGATCCAAGTCATCGCCGTCTTCCGGATAGTCTCCATCGCCAGCAAATACCATCGCATATACATCGCCGTGCACATCGGACAGCCCAAGCCTGATTCGCCGATACCGCTCCGCATCCCGCGCATCGCTCGAATCCTTGCCGCCATCGGCGCGGGACGACAGTGAGGCCAATTCCTCAATCACAGCTACGGCAGCGGTCATGTCATCCATCCGACCCGCATAATTGCGTGCCCATTTCGGCACGCCGTTGCTCCACCGCCCGTGCTCGCGCAGGTGCTTCCATTCGCGATAGCGCTTCGCATCGTCTGCCGCGCGTTTGTTGTCTGTCATTTCCGCTCCCTAGTCTGTGCGATCAGTTGATCGCTCGGAATCTGCGTCATCAGCGCGGCGAGTTCAAGCGCCCCGCTCTCGGTTTTCTGCATCAGCGTCGCGACAAGCGCGGCGCCCCGGTAAATCCACCACTTCACATAGGGCACGTCAGACCTCGAACGTGACCGGCACGGCGATTTTCAGCGCGCGTGCGTTGAGTCCGGCGCGGGCTTCGGCTTCGGTCTCGTACCAGTCCGCGTGACCGCCGGGAAAAATGTTCACGTAGACGGTTCTCGTCGTTTTCACTTCGTATCCTCTCGTTCGGGTTGTGCTGTTCTGAAATACTACCCGAACGAGAGCATATGTCAACAGGAGATTCAATGAAGCGCGCGCAATGCAAGGCGTTCGCGCGCTCCACTGGCGCGCAGTGCCAAGCGAAGGCGGTCCCCGGTAAAACCGTCTGCCGCATTCACGGCGGCGCATCGGACGGGGCGCCCAAGCAGAACCAACACGCCACGAAGCACGGCATTTACGGGAAGTTCCTGACCGATGAGGAAAAAGGCGACTTCGACGCGGTGACGGCGCGCATCGGCACGCTTGACGCGGAAATCACGCTGCTGCGGTTCCGCATGCGCCGGGCGCTAGATGCAGAGGCGAAGGCGTTCGAGAGCGACAAAGACGGCCTCGAAGTCGTGCAGCGTCACGATCGCGAGGCGTCCGAGTTCGGCCCAGGCGATGAAACGGTGCGCAAGCGCGTCGATTACGGCGAGCACGTCGAGCGCATCGCGCGGCGAATTGAATCGCTCGAACGCACGCGCGCCGAACTGCTGCGGATCGAGCGCGAGGCGGGCGGCGGCGGCGATGACGGCGGCATGACGGCGACAGACACATTCATCTCGCCTGACGAGCCGATCCCCGAAAAGCCGATTCTCTGATATGGCGAAACGACCAACAGGGCCGACGAGCGTATTCGAGTCGATCCAGCTAACGCCGAAGCAGGCGAACATTTACGCATGGGGATGGCAACCGAAGGCCCGTTTCCGCGATGCGGTGTGCGGGCGCCGATTCGGCAAGACGTTTCTCGGCGCGAAAGAGATGCGCCGCGCTGCGCAACTCGCGGCACGCTGGAAAGTAAGCCCCGATGACGAAATCTGGTATGCGGCGCCGACGTTCAAGCAAGCCAAGCGCGTATTCTGGCGGCGACTGAAGCGAGCTATCCCGCGCGCATGGATCGACGGCAAGCCGAACGAATCCGAGTGTTTCATTCTGCTCAAAACCGGGCACATCATCCGGATTGTCGGTCTCAATGAATACGACAACCTGCGCGGCTCCGGCTTGTTCTTCGCGCTCGTCGACGAATGGGCGGATTGCCCCTATGAGGCGTGGAAAGAAGTTTTGCGCCCGATGCTGTCGACGTGCAAATACGAAATCGACGGCATCAAGTATGTCGGCGGGCATTGCCTGCGCATCGGCACGCCGAAGGGCTTCAACCATTGCTATGACTCGTATGTTGCCGGGCAGGACGGCGGCGAGCCGGATCACAAATCGTGGCTCTATACCTCAGTGCAAGGCGGAAACGTCCCGCCCGAAGAGGTCGAAGCCGCGCGCCGCACGCTCGACCCTAGAACGTTCCGACAGGAATATGAAGGCTCGTTCGAGAACTACAGCGGGCGCGTCTATTACGACTTTCACCGGAAAGAATCGGTCAAGCCGTGCGCGTATAACCCGGCGCTCCCGCTTCACATCGGTATGGACTTTAACGTAAATCCGATGTCGGCGGTCGTTCACCAGGAGCAAGCGAACGGCGAAATCTGGTGTATCGCCGAGCACGTCATTCCGACGTCGAATACCGATGAAATGGCCGGCGTGCTGCGCGACGCCTACGGTCTGCCGTCGTTCGACCCGCTAAAGCCGAAGCTCGATCACATCACGATCTACCCCGATCCGGCCGGCGCGCAACGCAAGACGAGCGCACAAGGCAAAACGGATATTTCGATTCTTCGCTCGTATGGCTTCACGGTCATCGCGATGGACGCTCACCCTCTGGTGCGCGACCGGATCAATTACGTCAACGGGCGCATCAAGTCTGCGGACGGCACGCGCCATTACTTCGTCGACCCGTCGTGCAAAGAAACGGTCAAGTGCCTAGAGCAGTTGATCTACAAGGAAGGCACGAACGATCCGGACAAGGAACTCGGCTTCGATCACGTTCCCGACGCGATCGGCTATTACCTGTTCACGAAGTTCGTTCATATCCCCGCGAAGCGTCACCAATCGGAGCACATGATTCGATGAGCAAAATCAATTCGTTTTCGACGCTGTATTCGATGCACGTCATCGAACCCGAGTACGTCGACATCAACATCGAAACGATGTTCGAAGAGACCTCGCTTGAAACCATCTCGGCGGTTCTCATGCACACGCCTGACGGCGGAATGATCGGCTCGACGCATCTCACCCTATACCGGATTCATTGAATGTGGAAATCTCTCCGAGACCGACACCCGAAAGACAATGATTTACCCGATCGAGCGCACACAGTCGGTTGTTTGACGGCTGTTCTCGACGGCACGCAATACGACGTGCTGCCCCACTCGTTTCACACCGAGAAGAACGAATCCGAAGAGTACATTCCGCTGCGCGATCGCCGGCCATCAGTGCGTTACGCGCTCTGCTCGTCGGTCGTCGATGATTCGGTCGGCCTGCTGTTCAGCGAAGAGCATTTCCCGAAGGTCACGAGCGAGAACGCCGGCGCGGCCGAATCGCTCGAAGCGATCGCGAAGGATTGTCACCTGAACGAGACCATGATCGACGCGGCGACGCGCGGCTCGGTCGGCTCGGTCGCGGTGCTGATGCGCGTGCTGAAAAATCGGCTGTTCTTCGACGCACTGAACACGCAATACCTCACGCCTGTGTGGCAGGCCGACGCGCCCGACACGCTCGCGAAAGTCGTCGAACTGTACAAAACGAAGGGTCGCGCGCTCAAGGCGCTCGGCTATCCGATCGGCGACGACGACCTTGCGAAAGATTACTGGTTCCGGCGCGAATGGGATCAAAGCGCCGAATCATGGTTCGTCCCGATGCCGGTCGCGAAGGAAAACGACCCGGAAGCGATGACGCGCGACGCCGGCCGCTCGGTCTCGCACGCGCTCGGCTTCGTGCCTATCGTCTGGATTCGCAACCTCCCAGGCGGCGACGACATCGACGGCAAATGCACGTTCGCGAAGGCGATCGACACGAACATCGAACTCGATTACCTGCTCTCGCAAGGCGGGCGCGCGCTGAAGTACGCGAGCGACCCGACGCTGATGATCAAAGAGCCGGCAACAGGTCAAGGCGGCTCGCTCGTCAAGGGCGCCGGCAACGCGATCACGGTCGGCGCTGACGGCGACGCGAAGTTGCTCGAAATGAGCGGCGACGGCACGAACGCGCTGCTCGAATACGTGCGCCTCGCGCGACAAGTTGCGCTCGAATCCATTCACGGCAACAAGGCCGACGCCGACAAGATCGCCGCCGCGCAGTCGGGCCGCGCGATGGAACTCATGAATCAGGCGCTTATCTGGCTCGCCGACAAGCTGCGCATCTCCTACGGCGAGAAAGGCTTGCTGCAACTCTATCGCATGATCGCGAAGGCGTCGCAGAAAGCCGCGTTGGTCGACTCGAACGGCGAGAAGATTCCCGCCATCAAGACCGACAAGCCGTTCGCGCTGAAATGGCCGGCATGGTATAGCCCGACCTGGGCCGACAAGACCAACGAGGCGACGACGCTCGGCGCACTGACGTCGGGCGGCTTGCTCTCGAAGCAGACCGCAACGGAGTCGATCGCCGAGCAATACGACGTCGAGGACGTTCCCGCCGAACTCACGCGGATCAAGGGCGAAACCGCTGATGCGGACGCTCGCGAAATCGCGAAGGCGACGGCTATCAAGCCGATTCCAGACAATACGGGGAATTAATGGACGTAGATTTGCGCCTGGGCGATTGCCTCGACGTGATGGCGACGCTCGCCGATAAGAGCGTGGATTTGATTCTGTGCGATTTGCCCTACGGCACGACGGCGTGCAAGTGGGATAGCGTGATTCCGTTTGAGCCGCTATGGGCGCAGTACCGGCGCATAGCGAAGCCGAACGCGGCGATTGTGCTTACGGCGAGTCAGCCGTTCACGACGGCGCTGATCGCGTCGAACTTGAAAGACTTTCGCTATTCGTGGGTTTGGGATAAGAAAATCTCAGGAAACCCATTTCTGGCGAAGCGGCAACCGCTGAAGGTTCACGAGGACGTTTGCGTTTTCAGTGTGAAGCCGCACGCGTATTCGCCGCAGATGCGTAAAGGTCAGATGCGCGCGAAGGGTGGCGGGAAAAGCAACCTATTCGACACGGCGCACGCTGCCGCGGTCGTCAATGACGAGTATTACCCAACCTCAATCATTGAGTTCTCGAACGCGAAGCGCGGCGTTCATCCCACGCAAAAGCCCGTCGCGCTGATGGAATACCTAATCCGCACGTACACGAACGAAGGCGACACGGTGCTCGATAACTGCATGGGTTCCGGCACGACTGGCGTCGCAGCCGCGCGCACTGGCCGACGATTCATCGGCATCGAGCGCGACGCGGATTACTTCGCCATCGCAACACGGCGCATCGCTGAAGCGGCGCCGAAAGATTTACTTGCAGCATAAGCCGCGCAGATGCGCAACACCGAACGGCCCGCTCGATGCGGGCTTTTTTCATTTTTAGGGCGGGCAGATGCCCGAATCCAAACACATGCGAATCTCGAATCTACTTTCCTTCCTGCTCGGCTTCTCCGCAACGTTCCGCCTCGGCGTCGAAGGTGACGACAACCCCGGCGGCAACGCACCGGACAACCGGGCGGCGCCGAAAGAGTCATTTTCCCGCGAGTACGTGAGCGAACTGCGCGAAGAAAACAAGTCGTGGCGGCTGAAGATCAGCGAGCGCGACACCGAACTCTCGACGCTCAAAGCGAAGGTCGCGGAACTCGAAACCGGCAGCAAAGACGCGCTCACGAAGGCCGAACAAGCCGCGAACGATCGCGTGCTGCGCGCCGAACTGAAAGCGGTCGCTGCGAAGCACGGCGTCGTCGACGTGAACGACGCGCTGAAGGTGCTCGACCTCGCCGGCGTGAAACTCGACGAGAAAGGCGACCTCATCGGCGCCGACGAACTGTTCGACGCCGCGAAGAAGGCGAAACCGTACCTCTTCGCCGCAGTGAGCACGTCGAGCACGAGCAAGACGCCGCCCGCCGGCGCCCCGAAGCCGGTCGATGTTCGCACCGCAGACGCGAAGGATTACGAGGCACAAAAAGCGGCGTACCTGAAGGCGTCGCGCTAACCCGCCCGAACCGAGCAGTAACCCATCCAACGAAGCCCGCCATTGCGCGGGCTTTTTGCTTTTAAGGACGCATCACACATGCCGATCAGCAATTTCCCCGCCGCTCTTCAACCGGCGATTCAGCAAGGTTTCCTGGCTCGCGAATTCCAAGCGGGTCTGGAATCGCAAATCACCTACCGCGCCGTCGCCGATCGCGAGAAGTTCGCGAACGCGGTCGGTGAAACGATCACCAAGACCCGCCGCGGCCTGAAGGCGCCCGTTACGGCTCCGCTGAACCCGGCCGGCAACACGAACCTCGACAACGGTCTCACGCCGTCCGGCTGGACCATCGAGCAGTACACGCTCGGCATCGATATGTACGGCGACACGATGGACCTGAACATGGTGACGACTCGCGTCGGCATCGCGTCGCAGTTCCTCCAGAACGCGCATGTGAACGGCGTTCAGGCGATGCAATCGCTCGACCGTCTCGCGCGTAACAAGCTGTTCGGCGCATACCTGTCGGGCAACACCCGCGTTCGCACGACCCTCGGCGCTCCGGCGGCGACGGTTGCTGTCGACGACGTGCGCGGCTTCCAGTATGTGAGCGCAAACGGCGTTCTGGTCCCGGTCTCGGGCTCGAACACGCTGACGGTCGTTTTCGCGAACGGCAATTCGTACACGCTGACCGGCGTCGCTGTCGACGGCTCGAACGTGTCGACCGCACCGCAAGGAGTGAGCGGCACGCTGACGTTCTCGGGCAACGTGACCGTCGCCGATGCAACGGCCGGTAACTCGGTCATCGCTTCGAACGCCGCTTCGGTGCTGCGTCCGAACAGCAAGCTCTCGACGTCCGCAATCGTCGGGACTGACCTGCTCACGATGCAAGACCTGCTCGCCGGCGTGACGGTGCTGCGCAACAACCGCGTGCCGACGATCGGCGGCCTGTACAACTTCTACGCCGACAACGCGCAGTTGAAGGGCCTGTTCAAAGATCAGGATTTCAAGCTGCTCTATCAAGGTCAGTACGGCTCGACCGAATTCAAGACCGGTCAAGTCATCGAAATCATGGGTCTGCGCATCATCCCGACGACCGAAGCCCCGCAGCAATCGCTCGCCGGCGTGAACGTGCACCGCGGGATCATGTGCGGTCAAGGCGCGCTGATCGAAGGCGATTACGAGGCGATTTCGAACAACGACATCGGCGACGACAACGCGCTCATTGAAATGCTCGACGGCGTTGCAATGGTCACGCGCGAACCGCTCGACCGCCTGCAACAGATCATCGCGCAGTCGTGGTACTGGATCGGCGGTTTCGCGGTTCCGACCGACATCACCGCGAACCAAAACATCATCCCGACCGCGACGAACAGCTATTACAAGCGCGCCGTCGTGATCGAATCGGCCTAATCGGTCATGGGGCGCGTGTTCGGCAAATCCGGCGCGCCCCTTTTCACGAGGTAATCATGAGTGACGCAACCGCGCCAGAAGGCGCACAGGCGCCTCTCGCGACCTCGGATGCACCGATAGACGCACCGAAGGTCACGAAGCCCGCCAAGGCGGCAAAGAATGCGCCCGCGTTGCCGGAATCGGTGACGCTCGCGGCGCCTCACGGCTTTTACGACGAAGCCGGCGACCTGCAAGCATGGCTCGCGGGTGAAGTCGTGACGGCGAAAGCCGAAATCAAACTGCTGATCGAGCGCGGCGCGCGCTTGCTCGGCATCAATGGAGAGCAAGGCTAATGCTCACCGACGCTCAACGGGTCGATGTTCGGCGCTTCTGCGGCTTTCCGCTCTTCGGCGGGCAACCCGTTCAGGCGTTCGGGCATCGCTTCTATCAGCATTACGGCACGCTCGAATTTCGCATGTCGAACATGCAAGACGCCGAAGAGGCGGTAGTGACGAACTACCTCACGCAGTTGACCGCGCTCGAAACGGCGATCTACGGCACGAGTGACAACCTCGACACCGACGTCGCCGCGGTATGGACGCACAACAAAAACGAGCAGCGCGACCGTGAAGCGCTGTTCGACTCGACGCGCCGGCGCTTGTGCGCGTTCTTCGGCATCCCGCCCGGCCCGGCTTTCGACGTCACCGGCGGCGCATCTATCACGCTGGTGGTCTGATGGACGGCGCCAAAGCACAAGCCCAGGTCTACAAGGGATATGCGCAGGTCGCGAAGCGCCTCGGCAATGCCTTCACGCTCTACCGGCCGACTTCTGCCGATATGAGCGCCGCGACGATCGTTGCGACAGGCTTTCTCGCGAGTCTGAACGCCGAAGATATGACCTATCGGCGCCCGAACAAATACGGCAAGCCGATATGGTTCGCCGTGATGGACGGGCGCGTGACGCAGGTCGGCGATTACCTCATCGGCGATACCGGGAAATTCTTCGTCGCCGCTCAACAGCCGCTTTTGCCGATTCTCGTCGTCGAGTGCAATCGCACGGTCAATATCACGCGCCCGCAGGTTCAAACCGCATACGGCGCCGTCACCGACTACGAAGGCACGACCGCGGCGAACGAAACGCCGCTCATGACCGGCTGGCCGGCTTCGGTGCTGCAAGGCACGAAGGGCGAGAAAGGCGGCGTCGCGCTGCCCGGTGACGTTCGTGATGCGTGGTGGGCGGTGCTGCTCCCGGCGGCTCCCGGCGTCATCCTGCGCGCGGGCGACCTGATCGCCGACGAACTCGGGCGCCGCTACATCGTGTCGAGCGCGGAATTGACGGACCTCGGCTGGAGAATCACCGCGCAACAGGGGCAGACATGAGCGACGTTTCTGATGTGCAGAACGTGCTCGTCGGGTTGATCGCAGGTTGGCTCTACCCGAACGGCACGAACAACCCTTCGGCGGTCGGCTTTCCTGTTCGCGTGGGCGCCGGTTGGCCGACAGCCGCAACGCTCGATTCCGACCTCGCGGCCGGCGTCGCGCATGTGTCGATCTACGCAACCGCGACCGAGCGCAAAACGACCCGCTACATGCAGGGCTGGCAACCGCTCGCGACCTTTGCCCCGACGATCACGCTCGCGAAGGCGGGCAGCGTAGTAACAGTCGGCGGCGCAATGCCTGTTCCTTTCTCGGCGCAAAACCTCGCAGTGTTCGTCGGCAACTCGCCGTATTCCTACGCGGTGCAGCCGACCGACACGCTGACGAGCATCGCCGCCGCGCTCGCCGCGGTCATCGCGCAGGACTATCCCGGCACGACAAGCTCGGGCGCGAACATCACTCTGCCCGCGAATGCAGCGCTCGGCGCGCTGCGAACGGGCGGCACCGGAACCGCGATCAAGGTTATCAAAAACCAAGACCGCATGTTTCAAATCACGCTTTGGTGCAGCACGCCGGCTCAACGCACGGCGCTCGTCAACGTGATCGATCCGAATCTCGCCGACCTCGTGTTTCTCGCAATGCCCGATGGCTTCAACGCGCGAATCATCTACGCGGACAGCCCGCAGCAGGACATCGGCGAGAAAGCGCGGCTCTTTCGTCGTGACCTCCGTTATCGCGTCGATTACTCGACGACGAAGGTCATCAATGCGCCGCAAGTCATTGTCGGCGACCTAAACATCGTGACCGATGCAGGCGCCGTTCTAAAACCCGTCTAGGAACCCTCTCCCACATGGCAAAGCAAGACGACGCGCCGACGTTCGATTTCGAACTCGTCGTGCTGCATCAATTCGGCTTCACCGAGCGCGGAACGCGCATCAGTGACGCGGCCGAAATTCAGAAGGTGATCGACGAAGGTCACGCCGACAAATGCGTGAAGGTCGCGAAGGAGGCTAAATAATGCCGATTTATCAAGCTGGCTCGCTTAATTTCAGCGCCCTTTCCGCGCCCGGCGTCTATCTGTCGATTCAGCCGCCGCCGCTCATCATCAACGGCGTCCCGTCGAACATTCTCGGCGCGGTCGGCATCGGCTCATGGGGCCCGGTGAATGCGCCGGTGCTCGTCGGCTCGCCGAATGACGTGACGCAATGGCTCGGCGCTCCGATGGTGCGCAAATACGACCTCGCGACCGCGATGAACGTGTTTTTCCTGCAAGGCGCGACCGCCGTTCAATACGTGCGCGTCACGGACGGCACCGACGTCGCAGCGACCGGCAAGCTGATGGACACCGCAGCAACGCCGGCGATCGGCGCGAACCTGACGGCGTTCTACACCGGCACGCGCGGCAACTCGATCACTGCGGCGATGACCGCCGGCACGAAGGCGAGCACGTTCAAGTTGACGATTTCGCTTCCTGGCGTTCAGGCTGAAGTGTTCGACAACATCGCCGGAACGGGCGCTGCGCTGTGGACGAACGTCGTCAACGCGATCAACAACGGTCAGTCGAACGTTCGCGGCCCGTCGCAACTCGTCGTTGCAACCGCCGGCCCGGCAACCGCCGCGCCGAACATCACGACGCCGGCAACGTTCGCATCGGGCACGGACGGCACGACGACGCTCACCGACGCTCTGCTCGTCGGCGTCGATGGCAACGCCGGCACGCGCAAGGGCATGTATTGCTTGCGCGGCACTGGCGCGCAGGTCGGTTGCTTGGTCGATCACTCGGACCTTACCGCCGCGTCGACGGTGCTCGCGTTCGCTCTCTCCGAAGGCATCTATTTCGGCTTGCAGGGCGCCCCGAGCGCGAACTATACGACGGTCTCGACCGCGCTGAACACGGCCGGCGCCGATGGCTACGGCGTCAAGGTGTTCGTGGGCGATTGGGTGACGTACTTCGATGCGACGAACAGTCAGAACCGATTGCTCGGGCCGGCTACGTTCTGGGCGGGAAAGCAAGCCGCGCTGTCGCCGGAGCAATCGAGCCTGAACAAACCGCTCTACGGCATCGTCGGCACGCAACGCACCGCGCAAAACCTGCCCTACACGAGCGCGGAAATCGGCGCGATCAATCAGGCGCGTCTCGACGTGATCGGCAACCCGTCGCCGGGCGGCAATTACTACGCGACGCAGACGGGCGGCAACGCTTCGAGCACGGCGGGCCAGGACGGCGACAACTACACACGCATGACGAATTACCTCGCGCTCACGCTCGCGGCTGCATTCGGCACGGTGATTGGTCGCAATCAGACGGTTGACCTTCGCAACGAAGTGAAATCGGCGATGCAAGCGTTCCTGTCGAACCTCTGGCGCCTGAACATGATTGGCGACGTCAACAGCCCGACGCAGGCGCCGTTCACGGTGCAGATCGACAAGGCGAACAACCCTGATTCGGCGGTCGCGAACGGGTACATGCAAGCCGACGTCAAGGTCAAATACCTGTCGGTGGTGCTGTTCTTCGTCATCAACCTGCAAGGCGGTCAGACGGTTCAAATCCAGTCGAGCGTTCAGTAAAACCCGGCCCGCCTCGCGCGGGCTTTTTCTTTGAGGCTCAAACATGCCGCTCAACGGCTTTACTATCGGTCGCGACCTCTCGGTGAATATCCAGACGCCGAACGGTCCGCTGAATCTTGCGCTGGTCACTAAGTTCACCGCGAAACCCGACATCACCGACGTCAAGGTGAAGGGTCTCGACGGCCGCACGCGTCACCTTCGGTTCCCTGACGGCTGGTCCGGCTCGTTCGAAGTCGAACGGCAGGACTCGACGCTCGACGACTATTTCGCGAGCGAAGAGGCGAACTTTTACGCCGGCCTCGACCTTGCGCCGTCGACCATCACCGAAACCATCACCGAAGCAAGCGGCGTCGTGTCGCAGTATCAATTCGTCGGCGTGATTTTCAAACTCGAAGATGCGGGCGATTTCGCCGGCGACGCGACCGTGAAGCAAAAGCTTTCGTTTGTCGCAGAACAGCGCATCAAGCTCTAACCCACAAGGAAAAAAATGACGACAGTCAACGTCCGGAAGAAAGCAGCGGTTGTCGCTGACACGCCTTCGAAGGAACTCGTTAAAAAGGCCGCTGAAGCGGTGACGATCGAAACGCCGAACGGCTTGACGGTGACGCTGAAGAAACCGGGCGTTCTGTCGCAGTTCCGGCTCGTCAAGATTCTCGGCGAAGCGGCAAAAAATCAGGTCTACGTGTCGATGGTGATTCCAATCACATTCGTCGCGTCGATCAACGGCGCCGCGGTCAATTATCCGAACACAGAGCGCGAAATCGAGGCGACGATTCAACGTCTCGACGAGGAAGGCGTGACCGCTGTCATGAATGCGGTCATGGAAAACTTCGGCGGCGAATCGCCCGAAGCGCAGCGAGAAGAAGTAAAAAACTAGCGCGCTCTGTGGCGGTTCGCGAGTCCCTTTGGCTCGTGCGAAACAATATGCCGTTCGACGTCGCGTTCTCTCTCGATGACGCTACGCGAGCGGCATTTTGTATTGTGTTCTCGGAATTCGAAGGCAATGAATTCGACTACGGTCGAATGGAATTCAAGGAGCGCAAATAATGCTGGAATTTGCCAGTCTCGGCGCGTTTCAGAATCACGTCACGCAGACGATGATTCCCGCCGTCCATTCGCACTTAGGGCACGGCCTCGAAGCTGTCGCAGAGCGAATCGAGAACACCGCGCGCAAAAAGTTCGGTCACTATCAACCCGAAGTCGGGCATTTCCCGTCCTGGCCGGAACTCGCTGATTTCACGAAGCAGGATCGGATCGAAAAAGGCTTTTCGGAAAACGACCCGCTGCTGCGTACTGGCGAGCTTCGCGATTCGATGGGGCATGCCGTTCAAGGGTTCGATGCGGTGATCGGCTCGACGTCAGACGTCGCGGTATATCAGGAATTAGGAACGAACAAAATCCCGCCCCGCCCTTTCCTCGGGCCGGCGGTCGTGGAAAACGAAGAGGCGATTCGTGCGATATGGCACGACGTTTTGCTGCGCGGTTTTCTCGGGCGCGGCGTCGAGTCGTCGACTCAAATGACCGGCGCGCGCCTTCGTGATGGCGATTAAAGCGCGGCGGCGAACATAGCGACGATGCAAAACAGGGCGGCGCAAAGTACGGCGCCGACAATCGTCAGCGCGATCACTTTGAGCGATCGCATCCAAATCGCAAAGAATCGATCGAATCCGCTCGTGCGCTCGATAAAGACTGCGCGCGAGCGCGGATATTGAGGCGCGCTGAAGTTTGACGCGGCCCAATCGTGGAGTCTAAAGCCTAACCGACTTCTCATTGTCAACTCCGAAGGGAGGTCAAAATTTTTGAAGCATTCCGCATTGGGGTCCGAGTATCCCTGCTGAATGGAGTATCGCACGGCCTTTTGCAAATGGCAAACCAGTTCGGACACGCCGAACATGCCGCAGAGCGCTTGCGTAAATCCATTTCGCGAATGAGCGGCGCGACAAAGCTTATGTTCGGCGGCGCACTAAGTGCGGGCATGGGCGTTGGTCTTGCGATGGCTTTTAAAAGCCCGCTCGAAGAGGCGAACAAGTTCGTCAAGCTACAAAACGACATTATGAGCAACGGCGCCAAGCTGGCGCAGTTGCAGTCGATCACAGATTGGGCGAACAACGACAAGTCGATTCGCAATCTGTCGGTCAACGAGAAAATGGGCGTCGCCGTCGAGGCGTTCGCACTGACGCGCGATGCCGGGCGCGACGACGCTCACCATACGCTGCGCCTCGCGCCGATCCTGGCAAAGATGGAGGCGATCGACAAGGCGAGCGGTAAGCACACGTCTGACGCCGAGCGCCAAAGCTTCGTCAAGGCGCTCGAACTGAGCGGCGGGTTCAATAACGGCGTGAACACCGAAGAGCGTGCCGACCTGCTCTATAAGCTGATGGCGTCCGGGAACGGCACGCTGAAGGCGGGGACTCTGCGCGCGATCTTTGCGGCTGATCCTGCCGACTTGCAGAAGGTCTCGAACGGCTTTCTCGCTCGCGCCGAGCCGATTATGCAGCAGATGGGGCCGGGCTTCGGTGTCGCGCTGCGCACACTCCAAAACCGCATGCTCGCGCACGTTGGATTCAACGGCCCGACTGGCGGCTATCAGCTTGAAAAGCTGAAGAAATGGGGCGTCATGGATCAGGGCGGGCACGTTATCGACGCGACGACTCTGCAACTCGACGCCGACAAATGGGTTCTGAAGCACATGCCCGAGTTCTACAAGGCGGCGGGCGCGAACGATGACGCCGGGCGGCGAATGGTCGATCAGATCATCGGCAGTTCGACGGGCGGCAAACTGATCGGCAATTTCCAGCGCGAAAGCACGCTTATGGATGCTTCCGAACAGGCGGTTGGAAAGCAAAAGGGTCTCGACGAATCGCTCAAAACGAAGGGTTCGCCGCTCGATCAGCAGTTCACGATCCTGTCGGCGAAATGGCACGACCTCATGTTGCGCGTCGGTATCGCCGTGCTTCCGATGGCGATCAAGGGTTTGAGCAAACTCGCCGACATCATGGAGTCGGTCGCGGGCTTCGCGAAGGATCACCCGGCGCTCGTGAAGGTTGTCGCTGTCTCGATGGCAATGTTCGCCGCGTTCCTCGCGATCGGTGGCGTCATCGCTGTAACGATTGGCGTTGTCACGACGCTCGCCGGCGCGCTTGGTCTTGGCTCCGGTTTGGCATGGGTGGTCGGCGGTCTTGCGGTTGCAATCCCGATCGTGACCGGCTTGCTTGTCGGGTTTTGGGGCACGCTTAAAGGGCTGTGGGAGCACCGCCCGACATGGCTCGGCGGCGACGGAAAAATGCCGGGAGCAGCGACGATACCCGGCGTCGGCGCGATGGATGCGCCCGCTGTCGCGCCGGCTTCGGCCGATGAGCCGACTCACACTCCTGACGCCGCGCCGGCCTCATACGAGCCGCCTCGTGCTCCTAGTGCGGCGCCGGCTTCATACGAGCCTCCTCGCGCTCCTGGCGCCGCGCCGGCTCAACCCAAAGAGCCGTCATCGAACGTAAGGACCGCCGCGCAAGCAGGCGCCGGCGGAAAGCAGGGCGACGTCTATCTCGACTCGAAAAAGGTCGGTGAAGTGCTGTCTAAGCAAATGGCGAAAGACGCGAGCGCACCGGGCAACTCGAACACCTTCGACTTCACGTTCGGACAAGCGTCCGCAGGGATGGCTTACTAATGGCGACCGTTCTCACCCTAGGCGATTTCGTATTCTCTGAGTACGAGATTCCCGAGCACATCAACGTTCGGTCGCGGCATCAGGCGATTGTTCACCGGCTGGTCGGCGGCGCTCGTCAGGTCGATATGCTCGGCGCCGATCACGCGCCGCTCGACTGGTCAGGTTGGCTCGTCGGCACAACGGCGCTCGATCGCGCGCTCACGCTGAAGTCGATGCACGACGACGGCTTGCCGCTCACGCTGTCATGGTCGGAATTTCTGTACAAAGTCGTCATCACCGAGTTCGAAGCGGACTATCAGCGTGATTATCAGATTCCGTACCGCATCTCATGCACGGTCGTTCAAGACTATCTGAACGACGATGGCGGCGGCGCTGTGCCGACGATCGACGACCTGATGAGCGGCGACCTCGCGACCGCGAACACGCTGGCGTCGGGCTTCCCTTCGCTCGCCGCGCCGATGGCGTCGCTCAACTCGGCTATCAGCACGGTCTCGTCGTTCGCGAGTGCGGCAAAAAGCACGCTCAACAGCGTGTTGCAACCGCTCAACGCCGTGCGCTCGCAGGTGCAAGTCCTGATTTCGTCGACCGAAAACACACTGCAAAGCGTCACGACGCTCGGCGGCATTCTGCCGAATAACCCGCTCTCGACGAACGTTGCGAAACTCAGCACGCAAATTAATGCGATGACGAATCAAGCCGCGCTCGTGAACCTGAATAGCGTTCTCGGGCGCATGGGTTCGAACGTCGGGCAGATCAACAGCGGCGTGAAAACCGTTCAGGTCTCCGGCGGCTCGCTCTTTGACCTCGCATCGAAGTATTACGGCAAGGTGAGCGGTTGGACGGCGTTGCAGAAGGCGAACCCGCAACTCGGCGGCGACACGAACATCAGCGGAAATCAAGCGGTCACGATTCCTCCGTACACCGACGATTCAGGAGGTATTTTAAGTGCCTAACACCGCCCAGGCGGTACGCGGCGCGGTGAAGTTAGCGGCAAAGGGCGAAGCCCTATCGGGCATCAAGGGTTGGACGGAGTTCGAGGTTGATAACAACAACTTTTTGAGCGCCGACACCTTTTCGGTCACGTTCGCCGCGAACAAGTTGCCGACCGATCGCAGTCTCGCATGGCTCACCAGTCAGACCGAAATTTTCGTTGAGATATTCGCGGGCATCCCCGCGGACGGCCTGAATTGGACGGCCGAAGAATTGACCTCGCTCATTTACGGGCAGGTCGACGCGCTCGAATATGACCCGGTAAAAGGCGAGGTTCACATATCCGGTCGTGACCTCACGCGAGTTTTCATCGACGCCAAGACGACGGAAAAATGGCAGAACAAAACCGCGTCGCAGATTGCGCAAATCCTCGCGCAGCGGCACGGCATGACCGCCAATGTCACGGCGACAAAGACGCTCGCCGGCAAGTTTTACGAAATCGATCACGAGAAGATGACCGCGGCGCGCACCGAATGGGATTTGCTCTGCGAACTCGCGCGCAACGAACAGTTTTATGTTTGGGTCGACGGTCAAACGCTCAACTTTCACCCGAAGCCGGACCCGGCGAGCGTCACGCCGTTTCGCGTCACCTGGACGCCGCCCGATGGCGAAGTCGGCTATTCGCGCAGCAACGTTGAAGCGCTCAAGCTCGAACGCGCGCTGACGGTATCGAAAGGAATCGTCGTCGTCGTGCGATCGTGGAATGACGCAGCGCAAAAGACGTTCACGACGACCTACCCGCCGAGCAAGCAGACGACGGTCAAGCCTGGCGCCTCGCAGGTCGGCAGCGGATCGCAAACCTACTATTACAGCGTCCCGAATCTGACGCAGGAAAAGGTCTTGCAGTTCGCGCAAGCGAAGTACGCGCAGATCATCCAGCACGAGATGCGATGCGAGTTCACGATTCCCGCCGCCGGAAACGACGCGCTGACGGTCGCGAGCCTCGTTCAACTCATCGGCACCGGCACGGCGTTCGATCAGACGTACTACCCCGATTCGCTGCGGCGCGCGCTGAGTTTTGACAGCGGATACACGCTGACCGTCAGCGCAAAGAACCATTCACCCGACACCCAGGAGCTAACCTGATGGGGCGCCATCTCGCTAACGCGATGAGTCAGCGCGCGGCGCTCGCGATGCTCGACCTCTCGAAGCCGCTGACCGGAATCATCACGTCATACGACCCGGCGAAGCACGCGGTAAAGGTCACGATTCAGCCCGAAGGCGTTGAGGTTGCCGGCTGGATTCCGCTCGGCACGATCGGCGTCGGCAACGGCTTCGGAATTGTGTGCGGCCCGAACCTTGGCGACATGGTGCAGGTCTCGTTCAGTGAAGCGAACCCGGCCGCACCGCGCATCCTCGGGCGGTTCTTTTCGAACGTGAATGTGCCGCCGGCGGTTCCTTCTGGCGACACGTACATCGTCCACAAAAGCGGGAGCGCGCTCAAGTTCAACGGTGACGGCACGATTACCGTCACCGCGACGTCGAGCATCACCTACACGGCGACGCAACATCACTTCGTCGGCCCGGTGCAGATGGATCACACGCTCAACGTCAATCAGAACGTCACGAGCAAGGCCGACATTCAAGACAACACCGCGTCTAACTCGCACACGATGTCGCAAATGCGATCGATCTACAACGGTCACACGCACCCGGTTACGGGCGTTCAATCCGGCGGGTCGACTGTCACATCGAACGCGCCGACTCAGCAGGAATAACCGCATGGACGTGTTTCATTATTGGGGGAATGACCTAAACGTCTCCCCCTCGGGCGACCTCGCGCTCGCGAACTCGACCGACACGACGCAGCAACAAATCTTGCGCGGCCTGCTCACGAACGCCGCCCTCTTCGACCGCGCCGGCAACCCGCTTGCGACCGCTGATTATTCGGATCATCCCGACTTCGGCGCGTCGCTGCCGCGGCGCATCGGTAGCGCGCTCAACGTGAACGAGATTCGGGCGCTCGTGCGCAGCATCGTCGTTTCGTTCCCTAGCGTCGCGCGCACGCCGGCGCCGGTGATCGATGTCATCCCGTTTAACAACGGCGCGACCGTGAACATCCAATATGCCGACGTCATAACCGGCGAAACCGAACTCCTTTCCTTCGACATCAACCGATGAGCGTCAATACACAATCCTTCACGCAAATTCTCACCGGGTTTGCGACGACGGTGCAGGGCGCGGCTTCGACTCTCGTGAACTTCGTCATCGGCTCGGTGCTCCGCGCCATCGGCGAGGGTACGGCATGGGTCGCGCTCTGGCTCCAAGGTCTAATTCTGAGCGCGATCGCGCTCACGCGCGCGGCGACGTCGAACGGCGCGGACCTCGATACATGGTTCGCGCAGTACGGATTCACGCGGCTCGCCCCGACAGCGGCAAGCGGTCAGGTCACGTTCTCGCGCTTCACGACGACGCAGCAGGCGGTCGTTCCTGTCGGCTCGATCGTTCAGACTGGCGACGGATCGCAGCAGTATCAAGTCGTCGTCGACACGACGAACGCCGTCTATAGCGCGACGCTCGGCGGCTTCGTGATTGCGGCCGGCTCGGCGTCTGTTACGTGCTCGGTCGTGAGCATCACCGCCGGCTCGAACTCGCTGAGTCTGCCGGATTCGTCGGGCAACGTCAGCGCGGGCGCCATCAGCGCGCTCTATCAGTCGATTCCCTTCGTCGACACGGTGACGAATGCGCTCGCCTTCGTGAACGGCGTCGACGCAGAAACGGACGCCGCCGCGCGCATTCGCTTCGTCGGATACCTCGCGTCACTCGCGCGAGCGACGAAAGCGGCAATCGGCGCGGCAATCACGGCGCTCGGCGCGAACTTCACCTACTCGATCACCGAGAACCAGACGAAGGCCGGCGTTACGCAGATGGGGTATTTCTTCGTCGTCGTCGATGACGGAACCGGCGCCCCAGGTTCGACCGTTCTCTCGGCGGTTTATAACGCCGTCGACGCGGTGCGCCCCTTCACGTCGACGTTCGGCGTGTTCGCGCCCGCGGTCGTAAATGCGACGGTCGTGATGACGCTGCAAACGACATCGACCGGCGTGAATCACTCGACGACGTGCGCGCTCGTTCAGCAAGCGCTTCTCTCGTATATCAACACGCTCCCGCTCGGTGCGCCGCTCCCTTACTTCAAGCTCGGTCAGATCGCCATCGATGCGTCGAGCGACGTGACGAGCGTTCTGACGCTCACGGTGAACGGCGGCACTTCTGACCTGGCAGCGACGAATCAGCAGGTTATCAAATCGACTTCGGTATCGGTGAGCTAATGGCGACAGGAGACCAAGCGGATTTTTTTGCGCGCATCAAGGCGCGCATGCCGAGCGGTTGGTTCGGGACCGATTCGCCGATTCTCGATGCGCTGCTCGGCGGCATCGCGTCGGCGTTCGTCGCGGTTTATGCGGCGTATCAATACCTGCTCGCGCAAACCCGGCTTCAGACGTCGACCGATGGTTGGCTCGACATTGCCGCGGCCGACTACTTCGGCCCGAACGGGCTTCGGCGCTTGCCGAACGAGACCGACGCGAATTATCGGACGCGGATCAAAATCAACATCGTGCGCGAGCGCGGCACACGCGCGGCAATCACGAAGATTTTGACCGACCTCACCGGTCGCGCGCCGACGATCGTCGAGCCGACCCGGCCGCAGGATACGGGCGCATACCGCTCGGGCGGCATCGGCTACGGCGTCGCCGGCGCATACGGCTCGCTGCTACTCAACTATCAAGCCTTCGTCACCGCGTACCGTCCGGCCGGCTCCGGCCTTCCCTACCTTCAGGGTTACGGCACATCGCCCGGCGGATACGCGACGCCATCGCGCGCCGCTTACGCAAACATCGGCGATATGACAACCGGTGTCACCGATGCGGCGATCTACGCTGCGATCGCATCGGTTTTGCCCGCCGCGACGATTGCATGGGTCGCCATCAGTAACTAATCCACGCCGAAACGCATCACCAAGCCCGCCGCGAGCGGGCTTTTTCTATTGGAGATTCACTTTGGATCGTCAAATTATTTACGCCGGGCAGGTTCCGCTCGAAACGGACCTGTTGAGCACGAATAAAAACGTCGGCTTTGCGCTCGGGCAGTTCGCGCAAGACTTTCTCGGTACGAGCACGATTTTTACCGGTCTCGCGTGCGTCCCGAACACACCCGCCGCGATGAACGTCGTCGTTCAGCCGGGCGCGGTGTATGCGCAAGCGGCGCTCGACGCAACCGCGTATTCGTCGCTCGCCGCCGATTCGACGGTTACGCAGAAGCAAGGCATCCTCAAGACCGCGCAGACCTTCGCCACACCGGCCCCGACGACTTCGGGGCAGTCAATCGTCTATCTCATCTCGGCGTCGTTCCTCGAAGCCGATACGAACGCGGTC